ACTAAATTGAGCAGCTGCCAGCCCCAGAAGCGAAAGCTTGAAGGTAGCAGGCAAGGACCCGGAGAGCAATTACCGAAGGGAGAGATTAATCGATCCTTTAAAGTTGCGTCACGTAAAGTGAAACCTCTTCAAGAAGACGGATTTATCCGTTGTCTTGATTTCCTTCTTCGAAAGTGGAGAATTAATGTTCCCATCACACAGATGAGAAGGTTTATTCTTCCACAATTCGCTGAAGTTCCTGAGAGTGAAAAGCCTAAGCTTTTCAAATTAAGTCTTGCGACTTATTTCTCTCGTAGGATGAAACAAGAACTACCCGTTGGACATGCGACTGCTGTCCGACTTTTCCAAAATAATACGTTACGTCTTATTAACGGGAGGTCGGGCAAGTCGAATGTAAAGACTCTAAAGTTTTGCTTTGATCTACTCCAATGCAAGTCCCTGGCGAACGAAGTTCCCCGGGAAATGATTGTTGAAGCTTATCAAAAGCATGCTAAGATTCTTTCCTCCCCAGTTGAAAGACCATCTGATACGACCCTGGATGAATTCAAAAAATTTATTTCTCCGTTCATCAAGGCTTTACCCGCCATCCTACCCGACACCGATATTGCTCCACAAAGAGCATATATGGGTTATTCGAGAAAGGTGGGAGGAGTAAAGAAGGCGCTTCAGCCCTCTCTTATCGAGTTCGATTATAAATCGATCTCACCAAGATTAGAGCCCACATGTTTACATGTGGAAGGAGCACCTGGAATCGGAAAGTCCCTTCTTTTTGCAAAGATGGGAAAACGATTCGATCGTTATTTTGGTCAGAAGGATTCTGTCTTCTGGAAATCTTCCAGTTCTGCTCACTATGATGGATATGATCAACAACCCGTAATGGGAATTGACGATATCTTTTATCAAAGCGGAAAAAAAGAGATTACCTCAACAGAAGAACTTCTTCAACTGGTGTCTTGTGTTGATTTTCAGCCTCCAATGGCTGATCTTCGACACAAGGGTATGCACTTTGTTTCTCCCATCCTCTTACTTAGTTCCAATAAGGGACATGATCACCTAAGGGTAAATATCGAGAATCTGGTTAATAACCGGGAAGCCTTTTTTCGAAGACTTCATCTTGATTTTTACTTGGAAAAGGTAGCCGGTTCTGATGAGTTTATACTCTATGATCAAGCTATCCAATTCAATTTTGATACTCACAATGAGATTGTGGGATACAAAATCCGCGGTGACTATACCCAACACTACCGCAGTTTCAAAACTGTAGTGGCAAAAGGAAAACTATCGGCGATTGAGAGTTATCTCTCTAATCGCGTGATTAGTTTGTATGAGGCAAAGAGAAACTTCTATATTTCTGAGCTAATGTCGGATGACAGTGTTATCCGACAACATATCAACGGTTCGAACTACTTTTACCAGTTCCCTCGGGAGCCGGTTCCAGAAATCCGAATCGTGGAAGCCTATGCAATTCCTGAACCTCTTAAGGTTCGGATGATTACCAAAGGTCATCCTGACACTTATGTGTTAAAACCTGTCCAAAAGGCCATGTTTGAGACACTCAAGCGTTTTGATATTTTTGCTCCTTGTTGGACCACTGAATACAAAGTCTACCCTCCTAAGAAGGGAGAGATGCTTGTATCCGGTGACTACTCATCTGCAACTGATGGAATCTGCCAAGATCTTACGAAATTGGTAGGTAACCTAATTGCTGAAAAGTATCCCCAACTTGAAAAATATATAAAGTGTGGTACCGGAGAACATATTGTTACGTACCCGAAGGGTGCAGAACAGTATGACATTCTTCAGTCTGGTGGACAATTGAT